TCACTGAGCTTGTAACCTTGTCAGAAGCCAAGGATCATCTTAGAATTACAAATACAGATGACGACACATATATTACAACATTAATATCTGTAGCAAGATCCATTTGTGAATCTTATATCGGATTTTTATTAGCAAAGAATTCAAATATTTCTTATTACTTAGATGATTTTCCTACTAAAGATGTTATATATATTCACGGCGTTTACAATTGTGGAACCGTAATTGTCAAATACCGACAAGAATCAGACGATGCTGTAACAACATTTAGTGCGAGTAATTATTCTGTTGATAACATACATCGACCTGGTAGAATAATTTTAAAAGACGGAAGCGATTGGCCATCTGTTTCATCTAATCATACAGAGGGGAAAGCTGTTGAAATAAATATGACTAATGCAGGTCCTGCATCAGCTTATCAATTACCTAAAGCAATTCATCAAGCAATTTTAATGACGATCGGCCATCTTTACGAAAATCGTCAAGACGTGGTTGTTGGATCTGGTAAACCTTATGATATGCCAAAAGCTTCAGAGCATTTATTAAATCCTCATCGAATCGTACTTTCGTAATGAATATTGGAAAACTCGACAGAAAAGCAACAATTTATTCCAGAACAGCTGGAGTAGATATATATGGATCAACAACATTAACAGGAGATACTATCGCTGGTTATGCATGGGTTAGAAGAATTGATAAAAAAGTTGAAGCCGAAATGATCGGTGCTGCATATCCAGTTGAACAAAAGACTTATGAATTCATGAGTCGATACGATGCTACGACTTTAAAAATGGGGAGATATTTTATTTTGTCAGGAGATACTACAAAATATCAAATTGAAGGAATACAAGAGGTAGGTCGTGAAGAAGGAATGATACTAAGTGTTAAAACAGATCAGTCAAGAAATGTCTAATCCATTACTTAAAATAGATCAAAAAGCCTTGACTTCTACAAGGAAAGCATTAAGTAAATTATTTCCTTATGATAGCAAGACTCAGACTGCTATATGGAGAGGAATGAAAGATGCTTCAAAGCCAATGAAGAAAGCTTTAAAAAGTTTCATTAAAACTGAAGCCAAAGATTCTGGAAGACTAAACAGAAGTATTAAAATATTTAGAGCAAAAAGATTAGATAAATACAAAAGGCCTTCAGCTTATATCGGACCTAAAATAAAAGCACCAAAAACTAAAAAATACAAAGATCCAGAGACTCAACAAAAATGGTACGATAAATTCAGTGGCTACTATTTTTACTTTTTAGAATATGGATTCAGGCCTTGGGGACAAAATAAAACTTTAAAAAGAGGTTTAGGATTATTACCGAAAGCAGTTAACCAAGGTGGTCCTCAGTCAATGGCTATATTAAAAAGAAGTATTGAAAAACATCTTGAAGCGAGAATAAAAAAAACAGGTTTAGGAGGGAGCTTTAAATTATGACAAAGTGGGGAAATATAGGAATGGCAATATACAGAATCTTAGGAACGGATTCTGATGTTACTGATATATATTCAACTCGAATATTTCCGATTACTTTTAATACGAATACAACAACCTATCCAGCAGTTGTTTACACGATTACAAATATCGAGCCAACAAATACAAAAGGAAATGCGGCACAAGGAAAATCGAAGCTGGATGTTTACGATTGCCAGATTGCTTTATTTCATGAGACTTACAATGAAATGATTAATGGAATGGAAGTGGTTCGAGATACTTTAGATTATAAACAAGAAACAACAATCACTATTGGTGATGATACGGTATATCTTCAAGCAATGTCATTAAAAGACTCGAGACAAGATTTTATCGAAAACAATGACAACAGCTTATGGGTAGCTTATTTAGATTTTAACATCAGACAAAAAATATTATAATTATGAAAAAAATTGAATTAAAAAAAGATTGGGAAAGAGGAATGTATAAAACCGTTCCTGCTGGAACGATTATCTCAATAGACGAAGCTCTTTATGAAGAATTAAAAAAGAGAGGTTTATTCGGAGAAGTAAAAAAATCTTTGGTCGAAAAAAAGACTGAAGTAAAAAAAGAGTCGATTGTTCGTAAAGGATAATCACAAGTAAACTTAAATATTAATATTAATAAATTTTAGAAAATGGCAACAACGGGTATTATTAACGGAACGGCATTGGGTGTTTATATAGGCGGAACGCTTATCACACATTCAACGTCTGCTAATATTTCTTTCTCAATGGAGACAAGAGATGCAAGCACAAAAGATTCAGCTGGATATCGAGCAATTTTAGAAGGGCAAAGATCATGGACAATTGAAGCTGAAGGAATGACTGCATTAGATGCGACACAAGGATTTGAAGAATTATTTGCTGCATGGGTAGCAAGAACCGTTTTAACGGTAAAATTTGCTACACCTGATGGAGCAGATCAGTTCTACCAGGGATCAGGATATTGTACTTCTTTATCAGTAGATTCAGGAGTTGAAGATTCATCTACTTTTTCGGCTACATTTGAAATGAGTGGAGCGGTAACAACATCGTAAGACACTGTTGATTGGGGGTTGATCTTCGGATCACCTCCATTCAATATTTTATTAATCAACAAAAAAATTAAATATGTTTGAATTATTAACTATAACAGAAAACGGAAAGAAAAAAGAACTACCTATCAGGTTCGGAATGAATTCTCTTAGACTCTTTACAAAAGCAACAAACAAGACTCTTAATGATTTACAATATTTAGGATCGGATATGTCTTTGGAAGATGCCCTTCAATTAATTCAAGCTGGATTCATTGACGGACATCGTAAAGCAGGTCAAGAGTATATTTATTCAGTCGAAGACATTGCTGACTTCTTAGATGAAGACCAATCAGTTCTTGAAAGAGCAATGAAAGTATTCGGCGATCAGTATAATACTGAGCCAGAGGGAAAGGAATCGAGGGAAGTAAAACCCTTGAAAAACAAAAAATAAGCTGGGACGAATTTGAATCTTATGCTTATGGAAGAATGAATTTACGCCCTGATGATTTTTGGGATATGACCATGCGTGAATACATTTTAAAACAAAGAGGTTATGTTGATGCTATAAGAGATCAACAAATACATGATTGGAACAAGACAAGAGTATTAGCTTGTTATGTATTGAAACCGCATTTGAAAAAAGGTAAAAATATAACTCCGCAAGAAGTTATGACTTTGCCGATTGATAAAACAAAGAAGCAAATTGACTTAGAACAAGCAAGGAAAGACGCAATTCTTTTTGATATGAAGATGAAAAAAATCGAGCAAAAAAATAAAAAGAAAGAGAAAAAAGAAGTGAGTTTATCGGAATTATTAGCAAAAACAAATGGTAATAAATAGTGCAAAGTTCTTATCAAGGGATTTAATCCTAATAAAAGAACTCAAAGTTTTAATGGTAATATATTAGAGAACATAGAAAATCGCTTAAACAAGCTAAAAAGAGCAAAATATAGCAAATTGAAAAACGAGAAAAAGACCGAAAAAAATGGCTAAAAAAGGAATAAATATTTTCGTTGGGATTAACGATACAGCGTTTCAAAAAGGTATAAAACGTATTAATGCGACTCTTGGTAGATTAGGTAAATCCATGAGCCAGACGGGAAGAACAATGACTCGTAATATTACAATGCCGTTAGGCCTTGCTGGTGCCGCATCTGTTAAAATGGCAGTCGATTTTCAATCGTCATTAACTAAGATACAAACACTTGTTGGTGCTACTGCTCAAGAAGTAAAAGGTTATGAATCAGCAATCAGAAGTATTTCATCAACAACAGCGACGGGTCAAAAAGAACTAGCAGAGGGTTTGTTCTTTATTACATCAGCGGGATTCAAAGGGCAAGAAGCACTTGATGCTTTACAAATATCAGCAAAAGGTGCTGCAATGGGAATGGGCGAAATGCAAGATATTTCAAATGCATTAACATCAATTATGACGGGTTATGCTGACTCTAACATGACCGCACAACAAGCTGGAGATTTATTACATGAAACATTAAAACAAGGTAAATTCGAAGCATCTGAATTCATGTCTTCAGTTGGCCAAGTTATACCGACTGCTGTAGCCGCAGGAGTATCTTTTGAAGAATTAGGTGCCGCAACAGCAACCTTATCTAAATTAAGTGGAGATGCTAAAGGATCATTAACAGCAGTTAATTCTGCAATGATGAAAATGCTAACACCAGGTGCCGAGCAAAAAGCGATATTAAAGTCGTTAAATATGTCGTATGACGATTTACAAGGAATGATGTCTGAATCTTTAATGGGTACTTTTCAACATCTATTTACAGAGCTTGAAGGCAATAATGAAATGCTTGTTAAAGTCTTTGGATCGACCAGAGCAGTAAAAGCTGCATTTGGTACGATGGGTGCTCAAGCTGAAACATATAAAAATGTTCTTGACGGAATGAATAAGAGTCAAGGTAATGTAAACGAAGGATTCGAGATTGCTTCGAAGACTGCGGGATTTCAATTGAAACAAGCCTTTGAAGAACTAAAAAATACTGCGATTGAATTAGGAGCAATGTTATTACCTATTGTTTCTAAAGTTGTAGCTTTCGTTTCGAAGTTAGTATCTGGATTTAATAATCTTTCAGGATCAGCTAAAAAAACCGTATTAGCATTGAGTGGAGTAGCTGGCGCAA